CCCGCGGAGGGAGCCCACGCCCCCCTATCCGGACCCCCTCTCCTCACCAGCAGCGGGTATGCACACCAACGATCTCGGGCGCTACAGCTCGCGCTGCCGGTACACGCGCTACAGCTACCAGGCTGATTACTCGGCCGTGATCGCCCCGGACGGGCGCGCATTGTGGTACCGCCTACCGAACAGCAACTGGATACGCGCAGCCATCACTCGGCTGGGTAGTGTGCGCATCGCCAAGGCTATCGTGCAGCCCCTTGCCCAGCCGCCGCGGGCGAGCGTCTATCGCGCCATGCGCCGCGCGCTGCGCGAACATCTGCCGGCGTGGTGCGATATCTACCTGCTACCGCGGCAATACAGCGAGCACCGCACACGGTTGCTTGCGCGCGATACGCGCAACGGTGAACTGTTCCACGTCGAACGCGATACCTGCCTACGCGATGCGTCCCAGCTCGCCGCCACGATCGAAAGCGCGCTCCAGCGCCGCTTCACCGAGCGGCGTCTCACCGAGCGCAATGCCGAGTTGGATCGCGCGCTGGAGGAGCGCGGCTGGCTGATCGAGGTGACAACAAACGACTCGGTGCTCGCGGGTAACTGCCCTCTCGGTACGCAGTCGTTCCGCGAGCGCGAGCTGATCGCCCGGGGGATCGAAGACGACAGCATACCGGCCGCAGCGCTCCTAAGAATACGCGACGACAGCTTCACGCGCCGTGCGGCGCGAGCCGCCGCACTCAGACATACAATCCCGGCAGCTTCCGAACCTGAAGAAACCCACGATCAATCCTCTCTATAGGAGACACAGATCGTCGCGGCGTTCCGGGGGCTGTTCTGGTGAGGCAAATTACAAATCAGAATAATATCGGCAGGTTAAGAAAATTCTATATGAGGCGGGCTAGATGTCAAGTCGCCTCGCCGTGTTCTGCAAAGCCACTGCCTCCCAATACCCCAAGAACGATTGTATGGCCCGATAACGATTGAGCCATACATACCGCCATGTTCCACGTGGAACATGCATCGCGGCGGCCCTGGCGCGATCTGAATAGCATTTGCGGCCAGTTCCCCGGCAGGCTGTACATTGATAAATTTTGGCATCATTCTTAATTGATCCGACACCCAAGCACCATAGACAAATATACGGAGATACTGTTTCGTGAATCGCCAATAGACACAGATTTTCGACAAATCCCCTATATGGGATATGCCATTTTTTATACGAGGGAACTCGAACTAGTTCAAGCAATCTGTCATCCATGACGGCACGGATTAAAGCTGAAAGCAGATCATCAATATAACGATACTGCCCGGCGTATTTGATCCGCACAAGCAGGCCGGATGCACCCGGCGCTCCGGCCAGGGCGGCGGCTATGTCGGGCGGGCTCAAGCCTTTGAAATCTCCTTTGGTGGCTTGTCCCCAGATCTGAAATTGTGAAAGAGATTTTGAACATTGATCGGACAATCTGGCAATCAGCTCTGCTGCGCGGTCCGGTTCCACTTTTTCTCCCAGGACTTTTTGTCCGATTTTTTCCATCTACTACAACCGTCTTTCCCCAGCTTCGGAAAGCCTTGAATATGCAATCTCAGATCGGCCTTCTTGAGATAACGGCTATTATATAGACATGCCGGACAGCCGCTTTTGTAGCGGTCGTTGTATTGAGCGCAGCCAGCGGGATCATAATAAAACCGCGACGGAAAGGCCATTACAAGCGCCAATTTGAGCGCAACAAGGATTGTATATTTGCCGCTTGATCTTGTTTTTTATTGTGAAATTCCTGTTTCACTTGTTTTAGAAGTTTTTTCTTTTGGTCGCTATATCGAAGTTTCCGAGATGCGTCATTGCATTGTTTGCTGCAATATTTTTTTCTTCGCCAATTTGCTTCTGAACATTCGGGATGACGGACGAGATGAGCCCTACAAGAAACGCAGATCCTCAAGAGAATGCCTCCAGTTTTTTCCTGCGATACTCATCCCTTCCCCTTTTGCCGCCAAAGCGCAAGCACCCGGTGCTGGACAGTTTCACGGACCGCTACTGGCACGTGACTTAGCGCCTCGCGCCGCGCCTCACGGTCCGGCTGATTGTACACCCACTTGACAAGCCCAGCGACCTTTTCCCAGTGATCTTTGACATGAATTCTGACGTTTTCTCGGATTCCAGCCGGCAACGCCTCGATTGCAGCCTCCTGGGCGGCCTCTGGCAGGGCTAGGATCGCACCTGCGTGTACCCGCGCGGGTTTGTTATCCGCCAGGTACGATCGCAGTTCCTGGAGCTTCTGAATAGCCTTCATTAGGGAAGGCTTATTTGCCTGATATGCACATGGACACCAAGTATCTGCCCGCGCTCGCGCTCGATCGTGATGCGATCGAACTGCTCATCATCCTGGATCACGCCGGCATGCACGATGCCATCTAGGCACGCTTTAGCAACGTTGTCCAGATCCCGACGGCGCTTATCTGGTGGCGTGACAAGCAGATGAATCTCCAGACGCCCCGCGACCCCGCACTTGAACAGGCGTTGCTCCATGCAGGCCGCGATGACCGCAGAACGGTAGGCTCGACCATCACGGCTGATCAGGTGGCGACCAGCGAGTTTCCCGCGCGTGGGGTGGCGCCAGTATCTGTTCACGCTTGGAGGATAAGGCAGGTGGAAGGAAATCATCATGATGACACAAAACTATTGATTAAATCCTAATTTAGCTCGATGGTGAGTCCGTTGTGATGGGCAACAGGCCGCCCACCCAAATAATCCTGAGTTAGCGCACTGTCGCATCTAGCCCGACGGAGCCGCCGCTGCTTAGAGCTCCTATCACCTGTAACCGTGGATAGGATTCAGCCAGCCTTTGCTAGTCGGTTACACTAGGCCCCTCCGGGTGCTGGACTTTATGCCCGCCCTTGCGTCTTTGGAGGTGTCCCGAGTAGACGCACTCTTAAAAACCATGCCCCTCGCGTCTGCATACCGCGAGCATAGTCATCGGAATCGGCGGCCTTGACGGGGATTTGGTACTTCGTGGATAATGATTCCGTCGGTCGCACGACATTTTATGCACAGGCGCCGCCATGGTGTCAACAAGTGCATAAACGGACAGGGCCATCTTAACCGGTGGCCTTTTTCGTTTTGTCATGGGTGAAGCGCCGCACTCCGTTGTTACTTCTTGGCCGCGCCGCTCAACTCGGCGATAGGCGGAATTCTGTCTAATACACTGTTAGGGGCCGAAAAGCGCTACCTGTCGAGTCTCAGCCATGTATCTATCCGTGGCTGCTAGCCAGTAGTCAGCGTCAATCTCGCACCCCACCAAATCCACCCCAAAATAGTGTGCTGCAATCGCAATGCTTCCGCTTCCGAGGTGGGTATCTAAAACCTTCATTCCTGGCTGTGCGTACCGCTGCAGCAGCCACTCATACAACTTCACCGGCTTCTGTGTCGGGTGAACCCGGCGTTCGTTCAACGCTTTGTTTCCTTGCTGGCGCTGGCTACCTACCGCCTCTCCTTGCATCATCCCGCGCCACATATAGCGCACCACGTCCACGCGCTCGTTTAGGCTGCAGTAGGCTATCTCCGCGCCGCTCTGGTCGCTGCCATCGTTCACCTTATCCCAAACAATCGCGCCACCTTGCAGCCTCACCGGCATGTAGTTAGCGCCCCAAATAATCTGATGCTTTGCAACCCTTCGCAGCTCTGCAAAATACTCCGTCGTGGGCGGTTCTTTGTCCCAGTCTTTTTTTGCGTAGCCGCCATCCATACAACGCAAAGTGCCTCCGTTCTTCTGCTTCACATTGCTGCAGCGGTTTGTCCCGCCGTCCTCCCCGCGTCCGTAGGGCGGGTCTACTATAGCCAGGTCAAAGGCTGCATCTGGCATCTTCGCCATATAGTCCATGCAGTCAACATTAAGCAGTTCAATCATTGGCTTTCTACAATCGGCCCCTAACCAGTCAATCCACGGGACCGGCTACGCCGGCCCGTGATTTCCGGCATTATGAGTCACGAAAAATTCCAGCACACGCACAACAAAACCAAGTTCGCCCGTCGCGGCTGTAGTGCCAAACATCATGCTGGCAAACGCGGCAGTAGGAAGTCCGGCTCATAATAACTGGCTGGAGCCGACGCCGGAGGCGATGCGCGGTGTTTTCTGTTGGTTTCATGGCTGACGCGGCTCAAAACGGCGTTAGGAGTCACCGCCATGGTTTTTCCACCCACAATCGAACACATATAAATAGCACCATTGGCCAACACACAAGCAATCCACCTATCGCCCCCCATCCCAAAGACTGGAGAATCAATTGGAAGCTAATACCGTTTCCCTTCTCACCGCCGCTCTTGCTGGGGGCGCCGCTGGTGCTGGCATTTCCAGCATCCTTACTCTTATTGGCCAATGGCTCAATAGACGAAGCGATAGTCAGAGGCATTTTGTTGACCTCTGCTTTAAGGCCGCCACTGAAAACCTCATCCGCGACACCGAAGCAACAAAGGCCAGAGGAAAAGGTGCTATCGCGCCGCTCGATTTGTATCTGATCCACATGCTTAGCCTCATGCGTATCTCTACCAGCAATGAATTGTCCCAGGAGAAAATGATCGACGAGTGGGTACGTATCAGCCGGAACACCAGAGAAGCCATGGAGAACGCAATAAAGCAAGATATTGCACGTCGCAATCATAAGAAAATTGACTCCTAACTATGTTTTCAACCGGACGCGGTGATACGGCGCACCGTTTCCTGTTGTCCCTTAGCCCGCGCCGGTTAAAACGGCGTTAGGCCCCAATGTGTTTCACTAATGCCCCGACCAGAAACAGAGTATCGCCGCAATCCGGACAATCAAGGATCAGATATGAACTATCTCGTTCGTTGTCTTGAAAGATTGCGACTGCGAATGCCTCTTTGTGTTCGCATTTTTTTTTGCGAGACGCTTTTCTTCCCATCCTCAAAACCGGCTTTGTATGTTTCACGGATCACCTCATGAAGTTTTGCAATCATCCCAGCACCAACGGTTTGATACCCTCCGATTTCGGAGAGGCCATCAATCCAATCCCATTGGTCCAGAAATTTCTTGTTTCGTAACATGTTAAACAGACTCATGGTGTTCAGGTTTAACTAAACTTGCGTTATTCGAATCTTCGGAAAATATCAACCACTCAGGTCCCTCGTCTTCGTCGCCACAATTCCGCCAGACGCGCGAAAACCGCGGGACGCACACTTCGTCGAGTTGGGTATAGTGAAAAATTTCCAGTTGTTCCATAAAAAAGCCCGCCTTCATGGTACCGGCGGGCTAACCCTCGGCTACCCAACTACCGAGGGAACAACGGAGGAGCCCGTCGGAAATAAATCTGGTCGAATGCGCGAAAGTGTCAGCCCGGTTATCTCGGCCACGCGCGCCGCGTGACGCTTCGGCACCCGGCGCCACTGGTAAATCGCACTGGTGGAGATATCGAGCTGTCGCGCCAGCCTTGAAGCTCCGCCGGCGGCAAGAAAGATCGGTCGCATCGTTCTTGGGTATTTCATATTCCGCTTATATAACGGTATTTCCGCATCTTGTCAAGAATCTTCTCAAGGCCAAAAAAATACCTTGACAAGGGCGCGCGGGCGGCCATAATCAGCTCATGAAAGAAATCGAGACACGAGTACAAGGTATTCCCTGCCGCGCATTAGTTGAATACCACGCCGCCATGAAGGGCCGGATCGAGCCAGGCAGCGGCGGCGCACCGATCGAGCCGGACGAGCCGGCGAGTGTGTACATCCTCGATATCCTCGACCGCCGTGGCCGCCCCGCCCCATGGCTGGCGCGCAAAATGACCGAGCGCGACAAAGACCGCCTCGTGAACGAGACATTTGTCCAAGTGGGGGCAATCTAGCCACAACAACTAACCAGACGTTATCTAAAATGATCGAGGTGCGAACATGAAAACCAAGGAGGAGGCACTATGCTTTTTGAAATCACGCACAAGCAAGACAGATCGGTTTTGTTCTCTTTGGAGACGGAGAGTATAAAACTGTGTGTAGAAGCAGCGGCGAGGTCTGGCACAAACCTCGGAGGCACAAACCTCGGAGGCGCAAACCTCGGAGGCGCAAACCTCAGAGGCGCAAACCTCGGAGGCGCAAACCTCGGAGGCGCAAACCTCGGAGGCGCAAACCTCGGAGGCGCAAAAATCCTTGACGATGTCATCATCACCAAAGCGCCCATTCAGATCAGCGGCTTTGAGTGGCCAGTGACCATTTGGGATAGACACATGCAAATTGGTTGTGAGTTTCACTCGCATGAGGAGTGGCAAAATTTCTCCGAGGCGGATTGGCTCCGCATGGGATCGAAAGAAGCTCTCAACCTGAAGCACAAGCAATTCCCGCTACTGCTTGGTTTGTGTAACTGGCACAGGCCGAAATCCGAGAAAGAAAACCAAGTGGAAGATTGATGCTCGTGCTCACGCGCCGCGTCGGCGAAATCATAACTATCGGTGACGACGTAACCGTCACTGTGCTCGGTATTAACAGCGGGCAGGTTAAGTTGGGCGTGCACGCGCCCACGGATATCGAGGTGCACCGCAAGGAAATCTTCGATCGCATCAAGACCGAACAAACCAGGAGAAAGTAAAATGCAACAGCAGGCAATTGTACAGAAGGGCAAAAACACCGGACTAATTTCAAAACTGGCTGAACGGTTCAGCGTCGAGCCAGAAAAGATGATGACCACGCTCAAGGCAACGGCCTTCAAGGTGCGCGACGGTGAAATTACCAATGAACAGATGATGGCGTTGTTGGTCGTTGCCAATCAGTACGGGCTGAATCCGTTTACCAAGGAACTATTCGCGTTCCCCGACAAGGGCGGAATCGTGCCGGTGGTTTCGGTTGATGGCTGGGCGCGAATTATCAACGAACACCCGGCCATGGATGGCGTTGAGTTTGTGGACGGCCCGGAAGAAAACGGCATCCCGGCATGGATTGAATGTGTCATCTACCGCAAGGATCGCGCACACCCGACCAAGGCACGCGAGCGATTCAAGGAAGTGAGGCGCGATACGCAGCCGTGGAAATCACATCCAGCCAGGATGATGCGCCACAAGGCGCTGATTCAATGCGCGCGAATCGCCTTCGGGTTCGCTGGAATCTATGAACAAGACGAGGCCGAGCGCATTGTTGAAATGGGCAACGCGGAAGTGGTGTCAGTCGTGCCTCCTGGCCTCGGGCCATATCCGGACGACCAGTTCAATGCCAACATAGCCGCATGGGCTCATCTCATCACGTCCGGCGGCAAGACGCCGGATAGCATCCTGAGCACCATCAGAACCAAATATACCCTGACCGCCGAGCAGGAGAACAGGATCAAGGCATTGGCCAAGCCGGCGGCGCAGGTCGATGTCGATAAGGAATGGATGGATGAGTACAACAAGGAAGAGACAAATGAAAACGCTTAATCTCGTACAGAGGTCACCAGAATGGGCCGCTGTCCGCGCCACGCACTTCACCGCCAGCGAGGCGCCGGCCATGATGGGATTTTCAAAATTCAAGACACGTTCAGGCCTGTTGCGGGAGAAAGCCACCGGCCTGGTAGCGGATGTCGATGGTGCAACGCAAGCGCGTTTCAACGCCGGCCACGCCGCCGAGGAGGCGGCAAGGCCGATCGTTGATGCGATCCTGAACACCGAACTTTTCCCGATCACGGCGAGGATTGAGATAGACGGACTCAATCTTCTGGCGTCATTCGATGGCGTCAGCATGGACGAGACGGTGGTGTGGGAAAACAAACTCAAGAACAGCAACAACACCGATCTGGCACAAGCGATCAACACCGAGCACTGGCCGCAGTTGGAACAACAGGCGCTGGTCGCTGGCTTGGATCGCGTGTACTTTACCGTCAGTGACGGCACAGTCGAGGGAACGCTCGGTCTCTGGTACGTATCGGAAACCGACCGCCGACAACGGTTGTTGGCCGGGTGGTGTCAGTTCGCCGAAGACCTGAAAAACTACCAGCCGCCAGTCGGCGAGCCCGAGGCCATCGCCGCGCCGATCCAGGCACTGCCGGCCCTGCTGGTTCAAATCGAGGGCAAGGTGCTGGCCACCAACCTCAATGCGTTCAGGTCCAAGGCATTGACTTTTATCGAGGGCATCAAGACCGACTTGTCCACGGACCAGGACTTCGTAGATGCCGACAAAATGGGCAAGTTCCTTAAGGACGGCGAGGATCGACTGGACATGGTCAAGAGACAGGCGTTGGCGCAGACCGCCAGTATTGATGCGTTGTTCCGCGCCCTCGACGAAATCCACGACGAAATGCGGAACAAGCGCCTGATGCTGGAGAGGCTGGTAAAGATCCGCAAGGAATCTATTCGCCGGGAGATCGAGCAGTCCGGCCGGATGGCGTTTGCCGAGCACGTCACCAAGCTGAATACTCGTCTAGGCTGCGCCTACATGCCGGTGATGCCGGTGGACTTCGCGGGCGTCATGCGCGGACTCAAGACAATCACCAGCCTGCGTAACGCCGTCGATACCGAGCTGGCGAGGGTCAAGATCGTGGCCAATGAAACAGCCGATCGTATCGAGATCAACATGAACTCGCTGCGCGACCTGGCTGCTGATTATAAGTTTCTGTTCGCCGATACCGCGCAAATCGTGTTGAAGGAAAACGGCGATTTAACCGCGCTGGTCAAGATGCGTATTGCCGAGCACAAGGAGGCCGAGGCACAGAAAGCCGAGCAGGAGCGCACCAGACAAGAGGTGGCTAGACAACCCTCCGCGGTTGCTTCGGCGCCTCCGCCCGTTATGCCGGCCGGCGTCATTCCAGCCAATGAGCTCAAACGGCCATCCGACGTAGAGATCATCGACGTTCTGGTCAGGCACTTCGGCGTTAATCAGGGAACCGTGGTCGGTTGGCTGCGGTCGATGTTCGCCCAGTGATGGAACAACACTTCATCCTGCGGCCGATAATTAAAGGAGACCGCATGAACATACCCGCTAAATTGCATCCGCAAAGAGAAATTCTAAGCGCCCTGGCTGCATCGGGGAATTGGATGTTCCGCATGGATGCGGATGGAACAAGTCATAATAATTTCGTATGGCGCGGCACAGGCGAATGGACTGTCTGCGACAAATGGAGCACCAAACCCACCTGTGATAGCGGCGGATTATTCGGTCAGTCGCCGCGCGGCTGGGGCTATGCACATTTCGGGACCCGGCCGGTATTTTGCGAAACTGACAGCATCCAAGTGCCCGTTGGTTCTGACAAAATAAAAACACCACGTGCCAAAATCCTTTTCACCGGTGGCGAGGCGCTACAGGCGCTGGTGACAGTCTGTCCACAATTCGGCGGCTCGCTCGATCTGAGCGGCTGCAACCTGGAAGGCATCGTCCTCCCGACCAGGGTCGGCGGCTCGCTCGATCTGCGCGGCCGCAACCTGAAAGGCATCGTCCTCCCGACCAGGGTCGGCGGCTCGCTCGATCTGCGCGGCCGCAACCTGGAAGGCATCGTCCTCCCGACCAGGGTCGGCGGCTCGCTCTATCTGCGCGACTGCAACCTGAAAGGCATCGTCCTCCCGACCAGGATCGGCAGCTCGCTCGATCTGAGCGGCTGCAACCTGAAAGGCATCGTCCTCCCGACCAGGGTCGGCGGCTCGCTCTATCTGCGCGACTGCAACCTGGAAGGCATCGTCCTCCCGACCAGGGTCGGCGGCTCGCTCTATCTGCGCGGCTGCAACCTGGAAGGCATCGTCCTCCCGACCAGGATCGGCGGCTCGCTCGATCTGCGCGACTGCAACCTGAAAGGCATCGTCCTCCCGACCAGATATAAATCGAAATTGATTCTCTAATTGCCCAATGAGACAACCAATAAGCAAGGAGACCGGGAACATGATTAAAGAAACGAAAGCCTTCTGCATTTGAGGAAAGCGGCGTGACGGAACAACACTTCATTCTGCGCGACGGACACGTCCGCGATCGGGCTATGCTGGCGATCAACACCATGCCGCTAAAACCGACCCTGATGGAGGTGGTCATTCGGCCGTGCGAGAAAACCCGCACCCTGGGCCAAAATGCCCGATACTGGGCGACCCTCTCGGAGCATCTGCGACAGATAAACGCCACAGTGAATCAAATCGCCTCCGATTCCGGTCATACGCCGTTGGAGATAAAACGCGGATTGGCCGGACAATTGGCACCCGAGGAGATAGCTATTCTATTTGCCACGCGACCGGAGGTCGCCCATGAGGTGCTGAAGATGGTCTGCAACATTCCGACAAGCACGCGGCTCGGCACAAAAAAATCCATAGAATTCGAGGAGCGTGTGACCGCCGCGATGGACGGAATCCTGGCCCTCGCGCGAGGACTGACATGATTCGAACCGACACGGAACAATGCTGGATGGACGCCGTGCGGGCGGTCGGGTGCATCATGTGCCGCCGTTTCGGTCAGTCCATTGGAGCGAATAAAATCGAGCTGCATCATGTGGCGGAAGGCTCCGGAATGCGTTCGCAATTTGCCATTGCGCCTTTGTGCTCTGAACATCATCGCGGTTCCGCCGGCCTGCATGGCCTGGGGGTGAAACGATTCATCGCCTTGTATCGCCCCCACGGGGACACCGAATACGGTCTATTGGTTTGGACAAACGAGGACTTGGCCGGACAATGGAGGAAATATGATCATTGAGCAATCCGCCGTCAAAATCGTCGTACGCGCGCCTAGACGCAAACTTTGCGCGCGCATCATGTGGTTGCCGCTTGCACGCTTTAAACGATTGCGCTTGGAACAATTGGCCTCGGGTAAGATTAGGTTGGCTTAATCAATCGTAAAATGACCAAGGAGACTTCAATGGACGAAGACACAAAGCTGTTAATCAAATCCTATACCGCATTTTGGGTCGTGTTGACGCTGATCCTGGCGGCGTTTTTGTTCGTCAAGGACGCCTGCGCCGCTACACCTTTCGTCGAAGTCGGGCAATCCAAATACGAAAAGCCTCCATGCGGTTTGTGGCATCAAGAATGTGCGGGTTATACGGTAGATTGGAATATGAAGCCCTCGATGTTCCGGGTCGGGCTAGATCATAATGGCTGGCGTCTTTCATATGCCGATCTGGGTGTCTATTCCATGGCTGGATATGCCTCTCAAAATGAGGACTGCATCCTCGCCGGAGGCGGGCAAAGTTGCCCGGGGCCCATTGATTTTTACGCAACGTCCGGTTCGATGCGTGCGTTTTTGTTGTCTCGCGTATTCGGCCGGCGCGCCTTTTGGGAAATTGGCGCAGGTAGTTTCAGACAATCTTTTTCATTATGGAAAGACGATGGATATGCATTCGACGAAATGCTTCATGGTTTTGGATGGATGACAGGGGTAGGCATGCGCAGAGGAAATCTATCGCTCGGCTGGTATGTTTATATCACCGATATCGGCGGTAGATTCAACGAGCATGGCTTCATGGCGGGGGTAGGACAGGCTAATACGATTGCATTAGGATGGAGATTCTAGAGGAGATTACCATGACCCATGAAAATTCTGAACGGTCTACGTGGTGCAACCCGGAGGTGCGAACATGAAAACATTCATTGACCAAGCAGCGCAGGGCGACCTGCTTATCACCCGCGTCGGCGCGCTTCCTCGCGGAGCAACGGCGGTGGCGGCGCGGGATGGACGCCACGTGTTGGCGCACAGCGAGACCGGTCACGATCACGCGATCGCGGATCGACCGGGGGTGGAGTATTTCGTCACCGGCGATCCGCTGGTGGCGTATCTGCGCGTCGCGGACGAAGTGGAGGCGTTGTTAGAGCACGAGCGATTTTTCGACGCCCACGAATCGCTGCTGATCGGGGGCGGCGTCTACGAGATTCGTCGCCAGCGCGAGCGCGCGCCGCAGGGGTGGCGGCGAACGGAGGATTGACATGATCGATGCGCTGACAAGCGATCAAGAGATGTCCCTGCGCGAATATCGTGAGGAATGTCTACGGTCCGGGCATAGTTGCGCGCCATCCGATCGCGCCGCGGCCGAGACTGCTTTTCGCGGCATGTATGCGCGGCTGGGGCGGGGACAGCCCCGCGTGTGGTGGTGCGATGGGCCCGCCACCGGATCGATACTGCGGGATTTGCTCGGCGCCAGTCCCGGCCCCAGTCTCGGCGCCAGTCCCGGCGCCAGTCCCGGCGCCAGTCTCGGCGCCAGTCTCGGCGCCAATCTCGGCGCCAATCTCCTCGCCAGTCTCCGCGCCAGTCTCGGCCCCAGTCTCGGCCCCAGTCTCGGCGCCAGTCTCGGCGCCAGTCTCGGCGCCAATCTCCTCGCCAGTCTCCGCGCCAGTCTCGGCGCCAGTCCCGGCGCCAGTCCCGGCGCCAATCTCCTCGCCAGTCTCCGCGCCAATCTCGGCGCCAGTCTCGGCGCCAATCTCCTCGCCAGTCTCGGCGCCAATCTCGGCGACAATCTCGGCGCCAATCTCCTCGCCAGTCTCCGCGCCAGTCTCGGCGCCAATCTCGGCGACAATCTCCTCGCCAGTCTCCGCGCCAGTCTCGGCGCCAGTCCCGGCGCCAGTCCCGGCGCCAGTCTCGGCGCCAGTCTCCGCGCCAATCTCGGCGCCAGTCTCCGCGCCAGTCATTGGTGGTCATGCTGGGGCCAACATGAAATATATTGGCCCGCTTTTTACGATTGGCCGGACAGATTCCTGCGAAAAATGTACGGCGAAAAAGATCGGGCGCTGCTCGACATGTGGCTAACCCTGGGCAAAAGCACGGGCTGGTGGCAGCCATACGAGAATGGCGTGGTGGCGTGCGAGCGCCCGGAGCGCCAGGCCCTGGACGCTGAGGGGCGATTGCACCACGAGACGCTGCCTGCGTTCCGGTGCCGGGACGGCTATGAGTTCGCGGCGTGGCACGGGGTAACGGTCCCCACCGAGTGGATCACGGAGCGTAAGCCTACCCCGGCGCTAGCGCTCGGTTGGGGCAACGTCGAACAGCGGCGCGCGGCGTGCGAGATAGTGGGGTGGAATACGATCCTGGGCGAACTGAGCGCGCGCGTGATCGACGCGCATAAATCTCCGGAGATAGGCGTTCTATTGGAGGTGGATTTGCCTGACAGCGGCCCGGAGCGATTCCTGCGCGTGCGCTGCGGCACCGGGCGTGAATTCGCAATCCCGGTGCCGCGCGAAATCGAAACGGCGCATCAGGCGAATGCCTGGACTTATGGCCTCCAGGCGACCCAACTCAACCCGGAGGTGCGAACGTGAAAACATTACAAGAACCGAGCGGAGGATTGAATGCGCACGGTCTGCGCGACGCGGTGATCCACGCCGCGATAGGCGCTGTTTTCGGCATGGCGTTGCTCTATACCGTGGTCCTGGAGCGTGATCGTGAGATTGGCTTTCTGCGTGGTGAATATTTCGCCGCTCACGGACTGGCACAGCAAGCCTCCGATACCGCCGAGAAATCGGTTGATCTGGCGATCAGTCTCGCCGCCGAACTTGCGGACGCCAAGCGCGAGCAGACAATTGAACGACTGACCCGATATGTCGCTGGCGTAAATCCTCGTGTCCCGGCGTCGCGCATCGCCCGCGCCCTGGTGGTCTCCGCCGAAACTCATGGGCTGGATGTGACCTGGTGGGCGGCGCAGATCGAGCAAGAATCGCATTTCGATTCACGGGCCGTCAGCCGCGCGGGTGCGGTAGGATTGGCCCAGATCATGCCAGCCACCGCGCGCGCTCTCGGGTTGGATTGGAGCCAGCGATTCCATATCGAGGCTAATCTGCATGCAGGTGCGCGATATATGGCTCAGCATCTACAATCTTTCAAGTCCATCGCGCGGGCACAACACAGATACAGCGGCGGTGAGCCGGGATATGCCGAACAGATTCGCAATCGCCGGATGCGGATCAAGGCGATTGCGAGGATTTAATTGTTGGGCGTAGACGGAGGCGAGAATGTACGGAAAGATTAAGATCGGCGCATTGATTTCACAAGACCGCGGCTAGAGGTTGAGCGCCATGTTAGAGCCCTTGTACGACGTGCCGTGCGACGGCTGCACGCGCTGCTGCCACAACGATGCGGTGCGGCTGCTGGCTGGCGACGACCTGAGCAAGTACCAGACGGAGCCGCATCCGTACATGCCGGAAGCGAGGATGCTGGCGCACAAACCGGACGGCGCCTGCGTGTACCTCGGCGACGAAGGCTGCACGATCCACGGCACGAAGCCGCAGATGTGCCACGAGATGGACTGCCGACGCATAACGCAGGCGATTACCTGGACGCAGGCACGGAAGATGGAGGCGCGAGGCGCACTGCGCATGGACATTTGGCGGCGTGGCAAGGAGCTACTGCGCATGGGCTCTAACGCCAAGCTCACCGGGAGCGCGCCGTAGCGCGCGATCCGGTGGAGCGCCGTGTTAGCCCTCTTGACATGTGACATGTCACGTGCTATAATGTGTTTGTAGCAATCGAGCTACGACAAAAGGAGCAAAATGAATAAGCCAAAAGTTTATCATTGTCTGGGGCGCGCTCAACGACACATACCGCGCAAATTCTACGATGAGTTTCGACAGACCCACGGAAAATCCGCATGCGACTTCCACTTCGATAGTGAGGCCGACGCGGCAGAATTTATAGCCAAGCATGGTCTCGGCGAATACTTGGAGCCAACCACTGGTTTCGATCTGTGAGCAAGAACGCAGCCCAAAGGAAACGCGACGAGCGCGCAAGGATGCGCGCCAAGGGCTACACGCTACGGCAGGTGTGGGTTCACCCGAAAGACTGGGAACGAGTGCGCCGATACCTGGAGCGTGTAGCGAAGGCCCGAGAGGGCTAACGCCGGAAATCACGGGCCGGCGTAGCCGGTCCCGTGGATTGACTGGTTAGCGGTAATTGACAGGAGATAAACCATGAAACAACGTAAACCAAAATTGGATTCTAACCGCATTCCTTACGCTGTAGTTTCCATAGATAAATTGATTGAAATAGCAGAAAGGATAGTGAAACTTGAAAGTGAAGTTGAGCACCTGAAACAAACGGCAGGGAATACAGAGAGCCAGATGATAGAGCTTCTTGTTCCGCATATCTCTGATTTCCGGGACGGAAAAGTTTTTATCCGCGCCCAGGGCGAAGATGGGGCGATCTATCGTGCCGAGGTTCAAATCGTCGGGGCGGTGGGCGTAGACCCAGAGTATTAAATGACCGCTAACGCAGAGGTGAGCCGCGATGACCGATGATAAAAATAGTGGCGCCGACAAAAGAGTCGGCTCCAGCGACGTGTTAGAGCGCGCTGCTGACCATCTGCGGACAATGGCCCCACACATCCGGGCACGGCTCACTGCCCAACTGCTGGAGCAGGTATGCAGTGAGTTGAGGAAAGACCGCGCTTGGTTTAGGGCCACTTTTGGCTATGAGCATTCTAACGATGGAGATTAGCGGCACGGCGTAACTCGCGTCCGGTTCAAGGTGATGTCAGATGACATACGCAAATGATAACTGGACAAAGCTGGTTGAGGAATACGGCCCTTTGATTGGGAAGAAGTTTCTCGATGTTGAAGACAACGAATATATTTTCATTGGGTTGCTCCACGGACAAGATGACTTCTATTTTGTGATGTGGCGAGCCGGGGCCGTGAGACTACTGACTTGTGTTGGGATACCGGAACAGATGGGGTTTGTGCCATCTAATGCCGCTCATGAGCCGACGGTGGACGACAAGCAAGGAGACTAGGAATATGATCGAAAATACCGAAATACCAAAGTCCTCTGATGTAACCGATCGGCGCATGGGCTCGCACTTGAATGACGGGTTAGGCCGCAAGGGCCTGAGGCACGTGATTGACGATGTACGAAGCATCACTGCGTGGCCGATGGACGATGGGACAACTGTTTTTGATTTCAAGAATGGCGATCTTGAAACCAGCCTGCGGATTTCTAACGAAGCCATTAGTGCGATTCACTATCTCTGGATTTCACTAAAAGCGAACAAAGGGATTGCGGCCTGACGCAGAGGTGAGCCACACATGATAAAGACAACAGAAAGCCCGGCGCGCGAACATGAAAGACTCGGTAGCTCAATTGGCAGAGCAGCGATCTCCAAAATCGCAGGTTGGGGGTTCGAGTCCCTCCCTTGTCGCCAATTTATTTTCGTGGATGAGGAAACGATTCCCATCATAACTGTTGCGAGAATTTAGGAGATAAACATGAGTGCGATATTTTCGGGCAAACGCAGCGTCCCAGTATGGGATGCGATAAACAAAGCTAAGACTGTTTCCAATTTGCGCGAGGCGCTGTATTTTATCGGCTGCAAATTACAAGAGCTGGAAACAAAAGTTGATGAACACGAGCACACGCGACCGGTTATTATTAGCGGGCAATATTGGACATCGACGGCTGCGAGTTGAATCACCACTTAGACATATTCCCTTACTTAGACATATTCCCTTTCAACCCAAGGTACATCCTCTCGCCGAACAAAAAGCCAAAAGGTATGCCCACAAGCTCAAATCCCAAGGCCTCCAGTTCGGGCGTGGTGGCCTTTAACATCATAACCGCCCCTACCCCTATGGCCAGGACGGTTGCGACGTACCTGGAGGCTCCACGGAGGTCTACGACCCATTGAGACGGGGTTCCGTTGGGATTGTCGAGTTGAGCCAGGGCCTTTAACCTCTCTATATTAGCATTCTCTAATTTGATCTGATCATCCACCGATAGACCGACCCACCTGCGGGACACCGCAGCGAACAGGTTTTTAAACATATCAACCGCTGCCGGCGCGATTAGTGATGCGAGAATGGTTTCCATTTTAAGCCTCCATGGCGAGCCGAAATATACGGATCAACCAATTTTCACCGAAACGATCATAATTACGAGTGCCTTGATACCTCATGGTTCGAAAGGCCATGAAGCGCGCCCAGTGCCACTTTCGAGATTCCTTGGCGAGTCTCAGGGTCACGGAACCGATGATGCCGTCCTGATTGGTTTGCAGCGTATGTTGCAGCATCTTGATCGCGGCGTCGGTTCCCTGATTGATCGCCGCATCGAAAACGAATAAGGACAATGGCCAAGGAAGCTCCTCGCATTTGCACGGCTCCCAGTAGTCGCGCATGTAGATGGCTTTTGCCCGATCTATTGTCAGGCTGGAAATAATGATCTCCGGATAAGCGCGTTTAGAAATCCCATATTTTGTTTCTCCGCCGGGATCATGGGAGTCGTTTACATATCCTCCTTCCTCGGCCAGAATAAGATCGATCGCCCTATCGAATTTGTTCATTTCCACGGCGGTTTCATCCCAATCCCGATTGCGACCAATCCAAGGGCGCCGACGATCATCAACCCCACGAACGCCGCGAAGAACAGCTTTCTTCCCTTGCGGTACGCCTTGAGCAGATCGCGCAGGGTCTGCAACGTCTCCATGTCAAGACATTCGGCGAATTGGTCCATCACGATGTGCGCCCTGAAATGATTCTCCGGGTCAATCCAAAAATCATGCTTCGATTCGCGGATGGACGCGACGATTTGCGGAGCCAGTACCGTCGCCAGCCGTTTAATCTCTTCTTGATTCATCCACCATTCCTCTTCGATCGGTTCACCAACTAATAACATTTATCTCCGCTTCGGTCGCCGCCGTTGTCACCGCCGCCGTCTTGGCGAGCAGATTGCCCAGGTATGACTGCGCCATGGCCTCGCCATCATCCAGCACTCGGAGCATCTGCGCGGGAGTGTGGGTGCGAATGGCCCCGATCCCGGTGGCGACTTCGATGCAATAATAATTTCAGTAGATGCGACTAAGACAGCACCGAGCGCGAGCAGGGCGTCGTGTCTGGTTCGGAAGCCGAGTGTTCTCATACGGCGATTTCCTCGACTGATAGCCGGACGGCGGAAATACCGCCGAATACGCGGCCGGCGGACACGCCGTTGATGTATATGGTCCCGGTGGTCGTGCCGATATGTATCTTGAAAGTCGTCGCCACAATCGTGCCGGCGGCCATCTCGTACACGAGTGATAACGTCTTGCGGGTGGTGGCGGCAAAATATTCCTGGACCCCCGCCAGGGCGCCCGCCGTCGAGTCTTGAAACAGGACCATTGAGCCCAGGACTAAAATCGTAGGATCGCCCCCGATATGGCCGCTGGCGCAGCGGATGACCAACCTATTGTTGGCGTTCGTCGGCGTGATAGGTACCGTCAGGATTTGAACACCCTCGGTATTTTGCGGAATCGTGTCATCGTCGGGGATATACGGCGTGGTTATGGAGGCGTAGGTGGTATACGGCGTCGCCTCGACGCGCTGAATGAGTTTGCCGCCGTAGATGGCCCGTCCAGTCTTTTTTCTCGGATGTATCGTGAATACCGTAGTGGACTTGGCCCGGACCAATACTCTGTCCCCTGTTTCCGCCACGAAGTTGGCGTCACCATCCACTTCCAGGTTGGCGTTGTCGATGAAGGTGTGCGTGGTGTTGCAATAGAGTTCCACTTCCGCTCCCGCTTGCGGCGCATCGGCGAAGTCGGTGAAGCTCACGGCCGCGCCGGTGAGCGTGACGTAATTCCCCAGACCCCATGGGTTCATGGTCGTGGCGTGGGCGGCGATGGAAGCATTGGCTTCAATGACCGATGCGCCGGACATGGTAATAGGCCCAGTAAAAGTGTTCGCTACATTTAATGTCGGGATTGTGCCTAAATCGAGATTCTTATCCGGTATGATGATGGTTCTGTCCGCCGTCGGATTGGTGAGAATTAATGATGTTTCATAACCATCATCTGTCGCTCCCTCGAAAATCAACGGTGTTCCACCTTGCAAAACGGTTGCGGTCAAATCCAGCTTGCCGCCGATAGATCGGGTTCCAGATTCGACGATAGTACCGTTTCCGGAAGTCCATATTTTTTCGTGATATACCGGTCCGTTGAAAGTCAGAGTGATCCCAGATGCTACATTGAAGTAGCAACCATTCGGAACGATGCAAGCAAAGTTGGAGGCAAGAGTAAGATTTTCATCTATTGTCCATGTGCCAGGATTGAAGATTAGAGCCACCGATAACGCGCCAATGGCATCCGCGGCTTTTTGGATCGTGGATTTGGTATAAGATATTCCACCTCCGTAAATTTGCAAAACATCAACAGTAACTCCAATCTTCAACCCGACGATGGTTCCGCCAGTGGAATCTTTTCGAGAAGTCGTTTTGTCACGTCCATCCCATAACGAAAGATCGGCGCGTATGATTTTATCTTTTATAATTGTCGTCATATTTCGTCCAAAGTGTTTATTCCGTGCAGGATATCGCCTGCGATGGATTCGATGGTTAGGGAATCTTGAATCGTTGAATTGCCGCGATTGCCCTCAAGTTTATCCAGGCGATCGGAAATAGATGCCAGAATCTGATTCAGCATTGATTCCATATCGTTTACCGCCTTATTCCCGGATAACTGGTAAAAAACCGTTTTCATTCGCCTGCCGCCCAATCCGTCGCAGCTCGTCCGCCGATATTCGCCGATTCGGCAATCAAGGTGGAAAACACCCCCTTCGGCTGCATGACATTACGAGCTAAAATCATTGTTCCCAGCATTCCAGGAATCATAAGTCCGGGATTGGCATAAGTTGCGGCTCCTAGACCGATTGCTTGCTCAATGGGCAAAATTTTGGATGTTCCGCGCTCGAATTTAGCCATATCCTTCGCGGTGTATGTCCCCAAATCCGCCAGTGCTTCGAGATTTTTGAGTATATGCGGCTGGTCTTTATAAGCCTCGGTGAGCACTCGGCGATTGCGCTCAATGATGGTTTTTAACTTTTGACCGTCGAGAATCCACATCCCCGGTAGTTGTGCAGATTCCTTGCTCGCGTTTTTGAACATCGCCGCCAGATTGGAAGCCCGCATATCGTCATAAGACGACTTCGGTAATTTTTGTTTCAGGAAGTTCATCAATCCAATATTTTCATCGGTAAAGACTTTAGTCGCTAGATTCGGCGGCTCAAAACCTTTGGCGATTGCGGCCTTCGTTTGGCGCGCGGTTGTCCCCGTCAAGGCTCCAATGATTTCCTTGAATCCAGCATTTGCTAACTCAAGCTTGGATACGTCGGCCCCGTGCCGGGTAAAATCCGATTTGATCGCCGTTCTCAGAAATTCCAGATATTTTTTGTCTCTCTTCGCGCCGATCTCGCCGATCTGACGCAGAGCTGTTTCAAGACTGTCCGCCGGGAGAGTGCCGCCTTTACCAATGCGATTGAGCTTGTCTTGGGCAAAGACTCGTAATGCGTTGTCCTGGGCGTCGAGTTTTATTTTTCTCAGAATGTTGGATGTTTCCACGACATTGATTTTGGTATTGCGCCCGACCTGATCCAAAAATTGAGTCGCTGCGATTTTAGCTTCGGTTTCAGCTTGAGAAAAAACCTGCCGAAAAGCCTTGACTGCTTCTTGATTAGCGATCTCGGGCGGTTTTAATTGGCCAATCTGTCGCGGCAATTCTTCCCCCATCACCTGATTCATTCGAGTAATCGCGCGTCTACGATAGAAATCTTTCGTCACCCTGCCGGGCAGAAGATATTCCGAAGCCCCAGATTCCACTTTTCGCACAAACGAAGGGGCAAGCGTGGATTGTTCAACTGGAATTTTATATTGTTTTGCAGTTTCGGCAGCAATTTTTGCAGCGGGGGACATAGATGCCCGAAGGTATCCGGGGGCTAAAGTTGCGGTCATTGAACCACCGAGCAATTCCCATAACGCCATTTCTGTTCCACTGGATAAGCCCGCTTTCCCGATTGACCCAGCGGTCGCTTCCGGTTTGGCTTGTTCTCGGATCATGCCTCCGGCTCCACCCCCCGCAAAAGCGGCGGGAACTTTAGTCAGCGCCTGGGAAGCCAAATACTTTATCGCGGGCGAAAGCCTGGCGGCCCAAATCGGTAGCGCGGCCGGCGGTACTGCGGCGGAAGCAGCAGTAGCTAATAGGATCGGCGCCCATTCCTTCGCGGTCTGGGATGGTGGCCCCATGAAAGTTTCCCGCAAGGAACGCCCTGGTTGGATTTGTCCCATTCCCGGTTCGTTCTGCATCCGCGTCAAAGCCGCCGCTTGCTCCGGCGAATCTTTCGGTATTTCAGGAATTGCTAGATCGGCAAAATCAACGGATTTAGGGGTGTTGGAATTTTGAGGTTTCTTTACAAGATCGGCGAAATCGATCATTGGATTCGAGAGCGTTCCATGTACATTTTAATCGCTTCCTCGTCTGTGTAGTTCGGTGGCACATTTCTTATGTCTGCTCCATCCGGAGCCGTGACGGTACGCGGCTTTGGACGAGGCGGTAATCCCCCTGCGTTTCTGCGTTCTTCAATCCGTTCGCGCATTGTCTCGGGTAGAGATGTCATGATGGTGTCAAGATTCCCTTCCATTAAAGATTCGAGATTTTTTAATTTTTGTTCTGCAAGGCCCTTGCGGGTAAGGTCTTGAATATTCGGCACGAACGATAGCATCAGTCTATCGAATTCATCCGGCCGGGCAGCGACCCCCGATAACAACAGAAGCTGTCCCGTAATCGCGGGGATAATCGCAAGCTTGACTTCTCGTCCAGCGCCTATTCCTCCACCGGGAACGCCCATTTGAAAAATGGTTTTTTCATTTATCGAACCATCGGGATTAAATAGTATCCCACGGGCGTGTTTCAGCAATCGAAGTCCTTCGTTCATATAAGCCAGTCGCGTGGTCTCCGAAGTAGGCATTTTATCCGTGAGTTTGAATTCCCCGGATTCTAAAATTTGCCGGGTTGTTTTCCCCGCCGGATACTCGCCTTTCGGTCCCCTGTATAACATGGCTTCGGTGGCTGATAGGGGTTTGTCCAACTCAGATATCCCGAAATGCAATTTCGGCGATTCGCCCGGCTTCACGTCGAGGGCACGTAGTTGCAATCCCATTTTCCCCGCAAGTTCTCCCGATGCCAGCCAATCGGCGATACCTCCCCCCTGTCTTAACATCAATTCCGGGCGAATCCCCGCCTGTAATCCCCACGCCTGTCCTTGAGGCGTCGCAAGAATCTGTGTCAAATCCACGGGAGCGTTTGGCTGTGGAATCGCCTCCGGTTGTGGAGTTTGTAGATTCTGCAACGGCCCCTGTCCGGAGAACTGCGATTGCTGGGTGAAATCGGCGACCGAGGACGGAACGGCCGTTTGTTGCGGAGGTTGTGGCATTCCCTGAAACAGAAGCCCGGTGATTTTCCCCAGCGCGTTTTTTACAGATTCTTGTTGTTCAAGTTGAAGCTTGAACATTTTAACCTGCATTTTTTTGTATTCATCGGACCACTGCTGCTGAGTGGCCCGGTCCATAGATTGACCGACGCCCTGCGCCAAACCGGAAAGAAACGAATTAGCCATGTTTAGCGATCCTATAGAGACAATCCCAGATCATTCGAGCGATGATTCGAACGAAAAAGTTTCGTCGCACCCAGCGCGCCCATGTTTTACCGTGTTTCTTATACAACCGGCAAAACCGGCCCAATAGAGAGAAATCCGCCTGATGATCGTGAACAAACATCCTGATTGTCATTGTTTTTTTATTCTCACCATATAACGCAATAGCGACCCAACAAATCATTGAACCAATAATCAATCCAAGCCCTTGACCCGTTCCCGACTTCGCAGCGGCGTTTTGTTGCGCATTCGCGGCGGCGAGCTGTGCTTGTATTCCACCAGCGGCGCCAAGTCCCGACATTCCGGTCTGCATTCCACCCGAGGCAAGAGTAAAAGCGCGATTAAGTTCATCCTGGTATATCTGCCCCATTCCCGCTGTCAGCCCCGCGGCGCGACCTTTTTCCAGATCGGTTAAAGCGCCGATGAGCCCTCCGCCCTGCGGAATTGAGGAAAGGACATTTTGTCTGGCAGTCCCATATTGCGACTCCATCGCGTTCTTGATTTGGGCGTAGATGGGATTCTGCGTGACATCGTAAGGCTGGCCGGTTGGTTCAAATGTAGTTTCGGCTACAGTCTGAGAAGGAGCCACCCCTGCGCCGTAAATTGGGGTAAAGCCCCAGGTTTTCGGATTAACCCCCGCGGCCTGCCATTCCTGGGCGGTCCTTCCGCCGGAACGTCCGGCTGAGTCGAATCCTTCTCCGCCCCCCGGAGCCCAGCCGATGATATTCTGTCCCCCCTGACTATATGCCGGAGCAGCTATTTGTCTTGTAATTGTCTTCGGTTGCACCCCAAACAGCCCCATTGCGCGATTGATGAACTGCTGACGCAACGGGTCGGTTTGCTGAAAGAATTGTTCCGATAGCCCGGCCAGTTTTTCAGAGGCCGGACTGGTTGTGCTGCCGTCGTCTTTACCCATTATTTAATCTTTTTGTAGATGGTTAGATTCGAAATAAAATAGCATGGCTGATGTTTTTTTGCCCCGATAGGCGTCATGAACGACATGCGGGATTTTCCCAACAGCCTTGCCACCGAGGTTGCGGATATATTTTAACGCTCGGGAATTTGCCGTCGGCACCAGCCCGAGTATTATGTCAAAAACATGATTTCCATTCATATTAAAATTGAACCAATATTTTAAAATTTCTTTTCCCAGAGGAAGGGTATTCTTGCCCCAGGCTTCACGAAAAAAACAAAAATGCCCGAAGGCATAATTTCCTTTTGGCGATGTCAGCCAAGCGAAACCGGACAATTTTCCATCGGCCAGGATAAAAACCGGATAATTGCCGGGATTTTTGAAAAAGACCGACATCTCCTCAGCAGATCGTATTGTCCCGTCGCAAAAAATAACATGCAATATTTTGTCTTCGATTAGCTTGTCATAAACTCTAATTAGAATGTCATCTTTTACAGTCCAGACATCATCAGACTGAACGAATGGAACAAGAATAATTTCGGGCTCTGCAATTGTCATTCGACTTCGGCGGCGTATATCGTCGCTGGCCCCGTACCGGAGATTTTCAGCGCACATCGCTTTCCATTGCCGGTCGAGATATGTCTATATCGTACATCGCGCGTGCCGCCGATCGAATGCGTTTGTAAGGCCGACCCATCCACGACCACCACGCCGGAACAATCGGATGCGGAAGCCGCGTCTACGTCGTATTTCGCCCAGCGCGGGAAATGTCTACGTGTCTGAAGTGTATAGTCCATTGATTGGACCTCCCATGAGATAGCCTGTCCGGAATCGGTTGTCACGGAGGCATCGTTCAGCACGCGCAGAAAACCAATCGTATCCCCCGCCAAAATCCGGTTGTTCGTATAATCCGTCGCCAAAACACGAATCTTAATTTGCGAACCGTCGTTGTAAGTGAAATACGTCAACCGGTTTGTATCCAAATTCAACAACAGGAAATGCGCCGGATAATCAGTGGAGGAAGAGTATCCAAACCACAAATAATTCCCGAAGTTATATAGCCAGGCAGTGTTCATGCTCGTGATTCCGGGAACATCATTGATGGTTTCGCCCCGGAAAATCGGTTCGAGCGATTGTTCAGAAAGCTTTATGTCCTCTCCAGCAAACAAATAAATCCCGTCTCTCCCCGTGTGATAAATACCCTTGCCCTTGACCGATATCGCCCCGAAAATACCTTGGGCACCGGTCTTGGCGCTGAGTTTTATGGGGATCATGTTGCCATGTCCCGTCCCCTGAATCAGATAAATATCACTCGCAGTTAGAACATACAATTGACCATTGTGGAAAACTCCCGTCTTCAATGGGAATTGTGGGATAGAGACTTCGAGATAATATAACGCCGGCCAGTATTCCGGTTGCTTGGGCTTGGAATAATAAAGCCGATTATCTTTCAGAATAAAGACCGTCCCATCAAAAGCCGGGCCAAGAACGATCCCTCCGACAAGCGGGCGATCGTGGTCAACTTCGACTTCGGTTCCCAAGTTGGCGTTGCTGGTCGTGGTATCAACATAAGAAGCCCCGCCGGCAGCCAGGTCTTGATCGTAATAATAGATCAATCCTCCGCTGGAAGTCCGATAAATCCGAATATGTGTAATCTGAGAATCGGTAGGTGCGGTGAATGTCACTCGCAAAGCCTGGTTTGTCAGCGATTGCGAACCTGACTCCGGCGATGGATTGGATTCGGAAACAACTACCGATCCGACTTTGCGGCAATAGGTGTATTTAGCTTTATATGTCCCTGTAAGCCCGGTGCCGGTGGCAGCTAGTGTAGGGGCGTTTGCTGGCGTAGCGATACCCCATTCATAAACATTTGCACCTTCGATGCGTTTACGATCCACGCCATTAAGCGCGTAGATTTGTTGGGTAGCGTCATTCCAAGCGTTATATGAGATCGCTGACCATTGAGCGTTGGCTGTCCCACTGATGATGGATGATTCGTTCCGATAAATCCGAGAGCTGGCGAATACATATCTGTTTCCCCCCTGTTCCAGAATAAAATTCACCGACTCGGTTGAAAGTTTGATTGAAACATTGTCAATGGCAATATCCACCGGTCCGGTCTGCACGAATCGCAGGTAAACAACGGTCGCCGTCGGAATAAACGTGACGGTGTAGTTGCCCGAGGCCGAAAAATCGGTATTATAAAATTCAACGCCGTTTCCCGATCTAATGGAAACATTCAATAAAGCCGCCGTGGGCGCGATGATATCGAAACTTAATAGGTGCTCTTGTGCTGCCACCACAATTGCCTGTTGAACTACCGTCGGCACCGAGGGGGCGCTCAATAGCATGGTCCCAGCCGACCAGGAGACTGTACCCGCAATTACGGTCCAGCCGGAAAGATCCGAATCGAAAACTCCATTTGAAACCAATTCGGCATTCGACAAAAACGCACTGCTATTTATCTTAGACGATCCATCCCGAACAGTTAACAATCCCCTACGATCATTTCGCAAATTTTTACAGCGCGTAAGCGCCTCGGAATATACGACTCCGTTGTTGTTCTGCGCCGGCAGATCGGTTGCGGCAGTTGCCAAGTCCAGACTGCCATTGGGTTTGAAAATGAGCGCCATTAGGCTGGATAGTGCGATGGCAAAACAGCGTGTTTCCGGGGACGATATGGGATGGCGGCAGTCAACCGATAATCACGGTCTTGTTTTCGTAACATGAGATAACGCTTGATCATTTCCATCCCCAAATCGTAGCGTTTGCGCCAGTATTCGCGCAGTGACGGAAGTCTTCCGTCGGTCAATGAACCATAGGCGCGCTCAAGAACTCCGTATTCAATGTACTTTCTAAGAAAGATCGGAAATGGGCTTTCATCTGTATCGTCTTTTAAACCCGTCGGCTCGATGTCATAAATCAACAAAAAATTATCAGTGGCATCGAGATAACTGATTGTTAACCCCAAATTTTGCGATATCAAACTACCATCATGACGGACAAGAACACCGGCTGCCGATTCGTTGGCTGATTGTGTTATCATCTCACCGATCCCGGCATCGGCTTCAAACAACCACATTCCATGGGCATACGATTCCATTCCTGCTCCGAGATCGAGTTCCCAGCCGTGAATATACTGATATGTAACACCGGTCTTGGCGAACGTCCGTCCAGTGACATAATCCGATTCCCAGGAATAGGCGTAGACATAAACCGGATCGCTGATGTCGGGTTCGTCATCCCATGAAATCGTGGATGGTTTGGGATAAGGATAAAATTCATCGTCGGCCTCACGATAATAATAAAGTGGCAATCCCTCGCGCGTGAGCCAAGCGGAATCCGCGGACGTAATTGCTTTCTTTGTTTTATATGCAAGCGGAGTTTTATCGAACGCCAAAAATTTCACGGTATGAAAGTCTTCCGGAAATTGCACACCAACACGTTCGCAGGATATCCCCACGAATGATTCCCACGATTGCGTTGCGATAGCGGCGGAAGTCGCGGCGCTATCGAATCCGTATTCGGATTGCGGCTCGAAATCGAAACTATAGGCATAATCCGATTGCTGATGATAGCGCAGACACTGATACAATTTTGTTCCCTTCAAATAAGAATATTCCCAATCATGCATGTATGTCATCTGATAACGGGGTGGAAAATCCAAAACAGCCGCTGATTCCAGAAATCGCACACGTCGCTGAATATCTCTTTGGATGTCGTTATAAGCCGCAAGCAGAAATGATCGAGTCCAAATATTCCCGGATGGATCACGGAGCATCCGTTGTATCCGCGTCAACTGGTTGCCAAAGTTCATGGTTTCGGATGATTAAAATCTTTCGTTGTTTGTGCGTGATAGAACCGTTCTTGTGACTGTGGATAAAGATTTATCAATCCCAAGTCATGTAAATATCGCTGATGCCAGATAGCAGCTTCCTGTACATCGCCTCTCGATGCGAAGAAATCCGCCACGGCGTAATACACCGCTGTCTGTTGAAATGAAGACTTCAAACGTATCCTATCGGTGCTGGATGTCAGTCGCTCCGGAGTTACGATTAAAGAGAGATCCACAACACTGTTCCCACTCGGTACGGGATAGAGCCCGAGAATATCCGGACCCACGGTAAAATAAAAACTCGGGTTCCCACTGGTCTTGAGCCAATGGGGGTTGAGTTTTTCCAACGGGATCAAATCGGTTTGGATCAATCTTCGTTTCTCGTCTGCCAACCACGCATCCGCGATCCATGCCGAGGAACCGCGATTAAGTTTCATCCGATAAAATGCCTGATTGGCGATAAGAGTGAGCAAATATCGTTCTCTAATCGAACCGGTGATGATTGATATTTCGTCTATCGCATCGTTCAGAGATTCACGAATCGGTTCAAGACCGGCATCGGTATCCGTAAACACGTCGGGCGAAGATGTATTCTCACCGATGATTTCGAGCACATGTGTTTCCAGTATATTCATAACGATAAAGGTGGGGGCGCACGCAGGATAGGGCCGCGCGCATTAAGGCGTTGCCACCCCCGTAGGTTAGATGAACCCGAAACGATGCACGCCTTTCCAAGTATCGGCCCCATCGCCAAGTTCGTGTTCGCCGACGATTTGCGGCGTCAGGTTTACACAACCGAAATCTTTCCGGCCAAGATAATATTCCACCGATGTCGGATCGGCGGAGATTAGCGTATCCATCTCTCGCGCTGTCGAACCAATCGAAACCGGCATAACATATTGCGCGTCGCCGAGCGAGACGAGGTCAAAGGGGGCTTTGACGAACTTACGACGTTGATCGGATTTAAAATTACCAAATGCATAATAGACTTCGGTAATCTCGCCATTGTCCAGCAGACTAGATGCACCCATATTTTTTCCCTCTAAAGTTGTACTTTTATTTTATCCGCGTATTCCGCGCTATATTTTTCGATGTGCTCCAGATAATCCTTTTCGGTAACAACCGGAGGAGCGCCGATATGTCCAAGCTTGTACTGTCCATCACAGTAAATTTCTATTCCGTATTTTCTGGCAGAAATGCAAAAAGCTAAATCTTCACCACATTTCCAGTCCAGGGTAAACCACGGTTCGGGAACACGATCCAATACATTCCGCCGCATCAACAATGCGCCGAAACCGATGGCGTCGCAACGAAACAACGCATTCGGCGCAATAATCAACGGATAGTGCATGTATTCCTCCTCGCCACAGACATAAACGACGGGAAGAGGCTTGCCCACGCGGGCGAAATAGAGCGCGCCGACCATATCCTTGTCATGCCGCATGAGGGCGCAGGCAAGATCAGGATTAAATGTATGGTCATCGTCGAGCCACAGCAAATGAGTGAATTTTTCATCCGTGTATTCGTTGATCTTGTCCTTGACTGTGCGCGCAAGCTCGTTTCGTCCCCAATCCACCACCATCCGCTCCGTAATCCCCATCTGATAGATTCTAAGACCGTTCATCCAGGAATATGCCACCATGTTCGCCACCGATTTAGTGAACCGGGCGCTATTGGTATAACCCGCGCATGGAGTCAGAATACAAATCGAATAGTTCTCATACTTTCGTATGTCGGTTTCGGACGGAGCATAAAGCCCGGAGATTACATGCGATTTTTTTGCTGTTTCCATTTCCAGACCTTCGGATGTTTGACGATCTGAAAGATTTTTTCCCATAACGTCAGGTTCGCGGGAGAAATCCGGGCATGTCCGCAATAACCGCAGCCTTTATATTTTCGCAAATCCCATATATTCACGATTCGCCGACACAATAAACAACGATAGAATTGCAGTGCATCCTTATCCGTGGATTCTAGAAATCCCGGCTTTCCCGGAGATTCATCAATCAGAACATCATTTACCATGAATCGCTTATTGCTCATGTCCTATCTCCTAATTTTTGAAAGATGAATACCTGCTCGTGAATGAAATTCCGCATGTGATTCGCACAGAATCGTAAAATCCGTGGAGCCCAACGAATCATCCAAAAATATTTTTTATGTGGTACTTGATGGTATCGCAACAGTCGTAACGGAACCATGTTTTCCTCGGTTTTGGCCCAAGCCGATGTCCCATGCGTAGATTCCTGCACCCCATGAAACGAAACTAAACTGAAGACGCGATGGTGATCGCGGTACGTCAATGCCGTATTACTCGATTCATCGGGGACGCGAATTTCCAGAAGACCGAGCGGTTTCAGTATCCGGGCGCAGTCTAAAAACAACGGCCACCATTCTTTTATGTGCTCGAAAATATGCGAAGCATATATCTGATCTATCGAATTATCCTTGAATGGCAAGGGGATCAGATTCAAGTCCCAAATCAGATCGGGCTCGCAATTCGGATAGGCGTCAACATTGAGAATGGTAACATTCTTATTACCAACAAGTTTCTTATAACCACAACCAAGATTTAATATAATCGGTTTAACATTTTCTCCCATTTTGCCCCTATCTCTTCCCAATTAAGAATTTTGGTTTGTCCGGCGCGAAGAATCATCCTGCGATGCTGTTTCTGATTCTCCAAAATTCCGATCGCGGCACGAATCAGGTCAACTTGATAGACCATATAATCTACTGGCTGCCATTTGGTCAGAAAGCCATTCCATCCATTCCTGATCCACTCGCCCGCACTGCCCAAGCTTCCGGTCGTCACTATCGGCGTACCGGAGGATAAAGATTGTAAAATTATATTCGAACAAATCTCGGGGTAATCCGTCGGCAAAATCATCAGGCTCGCACATCCCAGCTCCTCGGCTAATTTTTTCTGTGGGATCGGATCGCGCATCTCAACCATAGATTTCGCAACCTGGTTGTAAATAATCGAAAACCCGTCTTCTTGTTCGTTATGAATTTCTTTATCAACTTCGCCTGGATGCAAAATTCCGAGATTGGAAAACGCCCGCATGTAAATAGGGCGGTTCAGCCTGGATTCGATGCAATCGAAGATGAATGGAAGTCGTTTTAACCCGCGATTCGGCGCAGAAGCGAAAATCAGATAGTTCAAATCTTTTTTACGCGGATAAAAAATTGTTTTATCCACGCCATTCGGAATCATAAACGACTTGCCGATGTCACGATAAAAATCACGCCAGATTGCTTCCGCATAACGCGACATAAAAACTGTCGCAGAAAAGGCTTTTATCGTCTTGGGATTTTGGATAAATCCCGCATGAGGCAGATCATGCACCCATAAAATACGGTGTTTTGCATTAACTTCGGTATATCCATCGCCTGTGCCGCGATTACAAATAAGAAAATCAAAATTCTCTTCTATCCGTTTATTCTCCCAATGAGTTCCATATTTAGTAGTAGCGGGTGTTTTAATATTCGCTACAACATATATATCATGACCTTGAAAGCTGAGATAATCTGAAATCTTAAAGAGACTTGAAACCATCCCGCCACGAGGATTATTTTCTAAATCGTTGACTGTCTCCAGGCAACAAGAAAGATCGATGAAACATATTCGCAAAAAACCTCCAGCCCTATCCAGGAGAGAAGTTACTACGGATATATATTTGTTATAACGCCCTGATGAATCCCTTGGCAGTCGTGGCGAACTGGCTCGAAGTCGAAGCGGTAATCGCCTCGCACAAGAACCCAAACGCCTTCGACGTGCCAACCGAGGTCGCCGGGGTTAGCCCCCAGTGAGTGCCACCAACCACAACCGTCAGGTTGTCACCTGACACGGAAGAACCGGTCGAAGCATAAATACGAACGCTCGATCGGTAACCGTAGACCTGCGCCAGACCATAGGCATTATTGGAGATGTCGCTGTCAGCAACTCCCGCAAACGCCTGAAGATCGGTGGAGGACGCCTGAGTTACGCGAACACCATCAACCGACGCGCCCACGTCGAAAACAAGCGCATAGCCGGCGGTGGCCGTGGACCCAGAAACGTTTTGTATAACAACGAAGATTGTTTCAGCCGATGTACGGCCGACTCTTTTAAAGATCATATTATATTCCCTCTTTGTTGCCTTGCGGCGTTGTTATGGGAACCCTATCCCCCCATGTTGTTGAGTTATGCAGCGATTGACTGACTGATCGCGTAGCAAACACCATGCTTACGCAAATTACTAACCGCCGTATTCCCCATGAACAGAATTTTGGCGGTTTTTACCGTCTGATTCTCGGGCTCCACGAACGGCGTAACAACAATATCCGTCTCGGAGTCAATTATCAGATTGTAAAACTTGGTGTTCAGATAAAACGCCGTTCCGGCCGTGATAGCGACAGTGCCATTATCAATATCCGGAATTGTCTCATCCCAAAGCACCGTCGCCCCACGAAGTTTAACGGTATCGAAACCCATATCCGCCATCTTGTTGTTCTGATAACGAATCTGAGTATCGAGGGCGTTCTCGTAGGTTTCAAACGTGTTCTGATCGCACACGATCAAATCCGGCGAGCCGCCCGAACCCCTGGAGCAATAATTATACATCCGGCGTAACGCCACTTTTAGGCCGGCATAAGTACTGACGCTGAGAGCGAAAGCATTGCCGGTATCCTTAGTGCCGCTATCCAAAACCGCCGTCTGATGTCTCCACCACGAATATGTACTGCCAGAAATATTTCCGACACTACCGCCTGTAGTCGGATCCACCTGGTTATTTTTCCGCAAAAAATAGGCCAACGGATAAATATCCTTACCGGAATTACCTGGGACGAAAGTCGCGCCGGAAACGGTTCCCTGGACGATTTGACGATTTAGCTCCTCACGGATCGTCATTTCGGCCTGTTTGATCTTGGATTCAAGCAGATTTATCAGACGCCCCTCGCCTGAATTCTGCCGTTCTTCCCGTCGTGTAATGGAGATCGTTCCGGCAACCTCGCGCCACTCGTAAAAAGCGGTACTCAGGCCGTCTTGGATCGTGGTGTCAATAACTTCCTCACCCTGATAGGACTTGACGGTTTTGTTGGTTTCATACATCAATGGCAGTGCAACTCGCTCGCCGCCGTTTTGCTTTTTGACTGCATCCGTCATTCGCAGATACGCTAAGACCGCGCTGTCCTTGAAAATATTGTCATACAGCGTATCTCTGTATGCCATCAGGGTAGTGGATAGGAGACTGTCATAGTAGATTGTATTCGTACTAGGAGCAGCCGCATTACCGATAGTCGCCATTTTGTTGTTCCTCTAGTTTGGCGAGCGGATTCCCTTGGCGGCGAGTTGGGCTTTTGCCACCTCCACCGCTTTTTGAAAGGACATTGGACCCTTGGGAATATCGCTTGCCTGTTTGTTGGTAGACGATCCGGAAGAGGCTTGCGAAGACTCGGCCTTGGTCTGTAATTTTTTAATAGCCGCTTGCGCCGCGCGCGACTGTAAAATTTCGTCGGGCACGGACATCCGATAAAGCTTCACGGGATCATTCACCATCGTCGGATGAGATTGCAGCGTTTTCATCATCTGATCTTCGTAAACTCGCCAATCCGGACAATTATCATCCAACATTTTCTCCACTTGGGATTTGCGAGTTTCCTTGACTTCGTTCAGAAACGGGTTCAACTTCTGCAACACTCGTTGTTCCGCCGTGTTAAATACCTCTTCCCAAGTCTGGGGATTGAACTGGCCTTGCCCTTGCTGCTGCAAGACCTGTTCTGCCTGACCTCGGGGTAAAGTATAACCATACTGCCCCGCGAGAGACTGAATATTCGCAATCGGATCGCGCATAAATGCGTCATATGCTTCGACCTTCTTGCCACTCTCTCTCAGGGCAGTAGTCTTTTTGGTGAAAGCCGACTGCATCTGCTTATATGCGGCCATCAACTCCGGCTTGTCTTTGATGCTTTCTGGATCGAAAAACGATTCTTCGGCCTGCTGCGGAGTTCCACTGGGGGCTGTCTCCTGGCCGGTGACGTTGCTTTCGGTTCCCGCTCCGGTTGTCGCCGCGGCCGGCGATTCTTCGCTGGGTTGTCCTTCAGTCTCGGTCATTGGTTTCCTCTTTTCTCTTCGTTGATCCGGGCGTGCGCCCGGATTTTGACCAGGGATTGGTCAAAAACTCTAAAATTATCTGCCGATGTCCAGCACAAATATCTTGCGAATGGTCATCGGACTTAAATCTGATTTCCTCGACAGCGCGTTGTCCGCAAATATCGCACACGCGCATTAAAACCACCCCTTGCCATAAGATTCTGTTACTCCATGTTCTTGCATTAGCTTTTTCCTGTGTTGTTTGGAAGTCACCCAGATCGGTTTGTCGCCAATATTTGGATCCAAGTATGGCTGAATATCCGGATGAACCGCAAACAAACTAATTATTTTTCGCGTTTGCTTATCGCAAAGTTTACATTTCGGAGTGTAATCCTTCTCCTGAATGGTCGAGAAATAATCGGTCTCGTGTCCATCAGGGCATTTCGCGGTGTAAATCGGCACTATCCAGTCCCGTCACGCGCGGTGGAACCGCCACCGTTAATCAGGCCACCGAGAAAACCCAAAGCCGAACCGGCGGCGGCGGTTCCCGGCAACTCGCCTGAGCCCGGTGTACTGCCTTTTTGACCGGGCATAGGCGCGGAGCCGGACATTATTTGCTTACCTAATTGATAAAGCTCTTCAAGCATATTTTCGTCTTCGATGTGATGCATCTCGGCCATCCGCTTCATCAAATGCTTTTGCATCAAAAGATGCGGGAAACCGGCCAATAGATTCAGAAAAGCCAGCCACTGCGATCTTTCAATATGCGGCAACTGCGGAAAGGTCGCGCCCAAATTGACGGAATATTCGAACTCTCCGGCAATATCCTGATAATCGTCGGTACGGATTATCTCCCAGTATTCTCCCTGCGGACCGCTGATTCTGACCGCCTCGTCACGACTGATATTTACTTGTACGAGCTTATCTAGTTTTTCGGCTACTTCCAGAATAAAATCTGTCACCAAGCTAAGCCGATCTCCCTCGCGGATATTCAGGCGCTTCTCGATAATATCAGCTTGCGTCGCGGAATCGGCGTCCGCCAAGCCCCTGGCCTCGCCGCCATAACCGGATATTTCAATCAAATCATTGTTCAGATGACTGATCTCCATCCATCCCTGCTGATCCATCGGGGCATCCTGAATGGGGGTAATCACCGGGCCTTGTGTCTGCTTGCGGATAATGGTCCCATCGTCTCCGACTTCAAGCTTGTCCAATTCCGTTTCGTCCACCAACCCCGATACAAAAGCCTCGTATTTGCGATTAAATCGCTTGCGATGCGTCAACATCCGCGAACGAGCAAGACAAAGTTCCTTCTGCGGATCGAGCATTTGCGAAACCGGCGGGATTGGATACGGCGTCTTGTCTTGCAATGTATATCTTAAAACTGCGTATGGATGCGTCTCCACGCCTTTCGGCAACGGTGACGGCCCTTTCAGAAAATCTTCCGATCCAGGAGAAAAAATAAACCACTCTTTTCGGTCCAGATCGTATACTTCCCATAAGATATAAGGCTCGTCTTCTTTTTTCTTGGAAGACCCGGATTTATCCTTGTCGGTTTCCTCGCCTTGTTGCACGGATTTTAAAACCGATTGATTCAACCGGCTATCGGATTCGGCTTCTTCTTTCGTCATCCGAATTCGTTCGGCGATCCAATGCCACTTGTCTTCCAGCGGCCCGGCATCCTCGGACCAGAAAAAATCATCCGGATGAACGCGAGAAATCAAATATCGCTCATTGATCGGAATCGTGTCTGGTTCCAGCAATGCCCCCCCGAGCTGGTCCAGCAATCCTTGTCCTAGCGGCTTTCCAGCATCGGGGTTCTCGATTTGATCGGAAGAATAATGGACCTTTAGGACTCCATAGGCAAAAAAAGCATCCTGAATTGCAAGCCTGGCTTTGATCTTGAGCTTTGTTTCACCTTTGAGATAATTTAAATAAGCCTGACGAATTTTTGCTTTCTGCTCGAACAAGGCAATTTCCTGCGCATGTGGGGAGAAAGATCGTTTTATTTTGACGTAAAAATACGGGTCTACGCTATATAGCGTAGGTAGTTGCGCCATCAAATGGGAATAGATTTTATTGACCGTGATCCATTCCGCCTCCGGATAACCTGGATTCTGTCTGCCGGCGAAATATTCCCTGGCGACGGCGACGCGAAATGGCTTGTTCCATTCATCTTCGCGGAATTTTCTCGCCCGATTGATTTTGTCCTCCCATGTTTTTATAGGTGAACGGTCTTTGGTTTCTTTGCGTTTCTTGGCTTTCATTTGAGACGTTGATATGCGGTTTCTAATGAAACACCGTGAGTGGCGCAATATTTCCTGGCTCGGATCAAACGCGACCGTTCACGCTGGAAACTACCTTCCGGAATTCGAATTACTTTCTTGGGCTTGACGGGTTTTAACATACAGGCGTATCGAACCTCGTCATAAATGTGGTCTTCGGTATCGGCCTCAACATCATCCGGATTTTTCGGATCTTCACGCATCTCCAACATCGTGCGCCAGAAACCCGCGCAATCGTGGAAGATATGAAATGACGGTTCGATCCTGATCTCTCCTGTGGTGGCATCGACGGATTCATCCAATTTAAGTCTCTTATGGACCTGCAATTTACCCTGTTTGCGGTCATTGTCCGCTTTCATGAAAAATACCCCCTCGGCCATCATGTCGTCGCAAATTGACGGTCCACGGACTTCGTTTTTGCGTCCCTCGGGCATCTGGTTCCAAATTGAAGGGTCGGCGATCCGAAATCGGACTTTCTCCCCCCGTTCACGATCCAGAATACCGCGCGCGACTTCATAGGCGGGCATTTTTAATCCTGTGTCGCGTTCACCATTCTTGCAGCCATACCACTCACGGTAACGATAAAGCCTGCCATCGTAATCTACGGCATACCAGCCACATGAGAAGGGCTTGGAATAACCCCAATCCAAAACCATGAATCGTTCCCACTCGGGAGGAATATCGAATGGCTCAATTCCGTGCGTTCGCATTGAAAGATCGGTGAATACCTGCCCCTCGAAGGCGTCCCAAATGCCGAATCGAAGCCTGAGTTTCTCGATTTCCGGTAATTCTTCCAGCCGCGCGATATAGGCCGGATCGTTATTCCACAACACCGGATTGTCTTCGATGGTGGCCGGGATGAATATTCGGGAGATTCTAATTTCGCGTCCATCGTCGAGATTTACGGGTGTGACGTAAGTTTTACCCGGCTCGGTAATAGTAACAAATCGTTCTTTCACCCACTGGTGCCCCACTCCACCGGGGTTCGTAGTCGCCCGAATTCGGGGCGGAATTTTCGGATCGGTGGTACGAAGCCGGGAAAACATATATGTATATTGCGTTTCGAGAAACTGCGAAAGCTCGTCAACGCCGACAAAGTGAAATTCCTTGCCTTGATAATTATATTTGTCCTGTTCGTGCTGCATGTGCCCGAGATGGATTATTGCTCCGGATGGAAATATCCAGCGATGTTCCGTAGCGCGATATATCCCACCGAGTTCAAGATAATTCTTGAAACACCGATCTATAATTTCCTGAAGCTGCGGAAATGTCCGACGCAATAACAATGCCTTGTAATTCGATTTAGCGATATGGCGCGTAGCCAAGGCTATCAGAGCGTCGGTTTTCCCTCCGCCGGCAGCTCCGCCGAAAAGAACCTCGAATTCGCCACGAGAACAGAACTCTGTCTGTTTCCCAGAGTGGGGGGTCCACATCTCAACCGGCCTTTTTAATCGGCACGACTACGGCGGGGTCTGGATTCTCGTCAGGAAGAAAAATCGTTGGACCTTTGGTTTCGGTGATTGTAACGTCTCTTTCCTGCTTCGAGATTTTTACCATGTCGGTCAACATCCGCATATAGGCCGTGGATTGTCTCTCATCTTCTCCATAAAGCCGTTCGGCAAAAAGCCCCTGCCAGGTTACACCAGCTTCCTTGCTTTTCTTTTTCAATGTCCTGAAAAGCTCTCTCAATTCCGCCTTGGAAACGCCAAAGGTTGACGGCCTGCCGGCGAACGGGCGCGCCCCGCCGCGCGCAGAGGTTCCGGAACGTTGTTGCGCCATTTTGTCTTTCGGCCCAGTACCCATCTTAGTCTTCGCGCCCGTTACAAACCCCGCCGTTCCCGGCGTCTAATATTGAAAACTGCCTCATGCCACGTATTCGTAAAGCTGAGCCGCTGCTCCAGTACCGGTGATCGAATAATAAATCACCGTTGATCCTTCGAGCGAAATTGGGTTCAAGATGAATACCCCCGGGGTCTTGGTGGAAATATCAAATACCTTTTTCCCCACGTCATTGTTGATCTGAATTATCACGACGGCGGCATTAGTGCCGTCGGTTGTTATAATCACTCCGCCGAGATTTCCGGATGGACAATTCACCGTTCCGGTTCCGGCGATCTTCCCATTGGTGAGTGCGCGAATCTGCATTGTTACCTCGGTAATACTGAATTGAAGATATTGTTTGTTCGTAACCACTCGTCGAAACTCAGATGAGTGGATTTTTCCTTGAATCGCTGAGACCAGATGCCATAGAAAATTTTCATCTCCGATGTTATCCGCATAAACCCCTCGTCTTTCGATGGGTCAACTTCCTGAAAAACCGGAGTCGGTAAGGGTATCTTTTTTTCCTCTGTTATCGGAGTCAATGCAGATAAGAGTCGTTTCCCTCCTTGATTCCTCCTCAAGGAGGCATGACTGGATTCTGGATATTTTGCTGTTTCAACCATTCGTGAAATTGAAGATTAGTTGCGCCATCCCAAAATTGCTCTTGCCAGACTGGATAAGCCAGGCTCAAATCTCCCCATCCCCTTGCCAGCCCCGAAGAATATGAGAGCGGGGCAGGAGTAGGCGGAATTTGGGCCGGTTGCGGGGCGGGTTGAACAGGTTGAACAGGCTGATATACGGGAGGCTCGCCTAATGGTTGAGGTTGATTCCCGAGCTGACTCGGGCCAAACAATTCAGCCAAAAGTTCTAAAATCGTTTTCCCTTTTTCCGGCATTTTCAGCCTTTATGAACAATTCCCGATTTCCGGGATACACGACATGTTCGTTCCCGATCAACCCCCGTGATCGAACCCTTGTTTTTGCTAGCGTAGAAAACCCGTTTTCCTTTCCTCGCGCCGTATTCATGCGCCATCGCAGCAAGTATTTTGTTTCCTTTCTTGGTTAAAGGCATTTTATTCCTGGATTTTATTAAAAATCAACAATTTAAAGATACAATAAGTGGCCGAAAGTATTCAATAATTGTGAATGCCCGAACCCGCGGAGGG